ACTTGAAGGCGTTCTCGAAGTCGCCGACATAGGCGTAGTGGTTCACCGCCGTCGAAGCCGCCACAGCGACGGTCGAGTTGACGTCGCAGCGGATGCCGCGGATCTCGCCGGGGTTGCCGCCCCACATGAAAGCGTCGTAAGGCTTCTGGCCGCCCGCGTAGGTCGTCGCGGACAGAGCCGTCGCAAACGCGGGGCTCATCGCGATACCGGTGCAGGGGTACTCGCCGATGTCAGCGATCGCGCCGGTGATGTCAGCCTCTTCGGATCCGGCCGTGTAAGCCTCGGTGCCCACGCCGACAGCGCGGTCCAGGCAGTTCGTGCCGATGATCGAGGAAGTGGCGCCGCTCTTGGGCTCCAGGCCATGGAACGCCATGATGTCGATGCCGCGGGCGATCTTCTTCACGAAGCCATCGGAGAACGCGCGAAGGTACTCCAGCTGCTTCTCTTCCGCGCAGCGGGTGAACTCATCGCTCACACGGGCCTGATAGACCACCTTGACGGGCTGGATGGTGACAGGCGCCACCGTGGCGGTCGAGGCGCCCTTCGCGGCACCCTCAGCCACCAGCTCCACCTCGCCATCCAGCGAGAAGGTCATGACCTCATTGCCGGAAAAGGCGACCGGGATCTGGTTCGCGAGCCGAGCGATCGCGCTGTGGCCCTGAACCTTGGAAAACATCTCTTTTACGAGCTCAACAGGGAAATTGCTACCTTTGATAACAGCCATTTTTATTCTCCTTGTAAATCTAAGCCGTTCAGCAATGATCTGAACTTTTCATTTTCTCCGCCGGTCTTAGGCTCCGTCTCCTTCATGGGAAGCGGGGCCGGCGAACCGACCAGTTTCTTCAGAGATTCCGCATCGCTCCGGATAGATGCTTCATCTTCTCCCGAGATGCGCGAAATCCATTCATAGGACAGACCGACCTCATGAGCGATCCGGTTTTTTAACGAGTCCGTCTCGTAGGCTTTGTTTTTTGCCGTGAGGTCTGCGATCGTCTGCTCATCACCCTCGTGCGCTTTTTTGTAGTCGTCGAATGCTTTCGCCACTTCATTAAGCGCCCGCTGATGATCCTCGGGAGAGATCCAGCCGTCATACCGCTTGTTGGCAGCTTCGCGTTCGCGCCTGAGGCGTTCCTGAACGATCTCATTGACGCGAGTCTGGAAATCTTCCTGAGTTGTGATAGGTTCAAAATTGTCTGCCATGTTGTTCCTCCCATTTATCCGTATGGTCACGTATTCGACTAATAAAAAACGCGCTGCTTCTTCGGCTCTTTCGCCGATGCACACGCGTAAGTCGCTAACATTGCACTCTCCAACAGCGATACATCTATCGCGTCGTCGAGCGTTTTATAACCAAAACCGCCATTCGAGCCGATGGCTCTGTGCTGGGCGTTGCACACTGATTGTCTGAGCGCAGGCTGCCCTCGGTGACAGATCGTCTTAGCCGTGACCGCCGTCTCGAAGTCTGAAGCCGCTGCAATGACCTCTTTTGTGGTGATGACGTTGAGCCCCTTCAGCTTTTGGTTCTTGGCTTCTTTCTTGAAGCTCTCAACCCCGGAAGCACCGTCAATGAAAGCGGCCTGTACATCACTCTTTACGAGGAAATTGACCATCCAGTCATTTCCCTCGCGCTGCGGCCTGCAGTCTATAGCCTCAACGAAGACACGGTCGTCTTTCGTCTTCACCGCAATGGACATAGACACCGATTCGCCATCTCTGCCGAACTTGATGCCGACAAACAGGCGACCGGTGAGCTCCGGCAGTGTCTCGACCTTCAGGGCATCCCATTCCGGCTCCGAAATGGCGGACTGCTGATTGTATTTAATCCACAGCCCCAGCCGCTGAATATTGAAGTCGATGTCGTCGCCGTTTATCTCGTCCCGGATCGTGCGCTCCGTCAGTATCTGGCCGAGCGAAGGGCTTGTCTCGTACCAGGCATCCACATCATGGACGTCGGTCATGTGATCGACCGCCCATTCAGCCCAACCGGCATTGACGCCCTCACCGGCGAGAACCGTGTCCCGGAAGTCTCTGAAAACACTTCCTGCGGAGACGGCCGTCGGCGGCGTTCCGGTCATGATAGTCTGCGGGTTCTTCGACGAGGAGACGACGTAGTTCAGCGCCGTCTGCTGTGCCCTGGTATATTCCTGGGCTTCGTCGATGACCAGCAGGTCATAGCCGGAACCGAGCGCTCCGGAGTTCGTCCGCGTCCGGAAGTCGATCACGCCGCCGCCTTCGAGCTCTATCCGCTCTTTGCCGTAGGCCTTGTAGGTCGACTTCGGTCGGATGCCAATCGCCTCGATGCGACTCTTGAGCCGCTCCCATGCGATGTGGGCCGTGTCCGTCAGATGAGCCGTGTGGAGGATGTGTTCGCCGGTCAGGAGCCCATGCAGCTCCCTCGCCGTGAGGATCTCCGTCTTGCCGTTCCGCCGTGGGACTGAAAAGCCGAACTTCGTATGCGTCCATAGGCCGTCTTCATTGACCGCCATGATGTCCGTTGCCACCAGTTCCTGCCACTGTTGCAGCGTATTGCCGGTGAATTTATACAAATCCGCGGCTTCTTTGCCATAACTGCGCTCATATGGCAGTATCACGGATGTAGTGGGAAGCTGATTCCCCACTCTCATCCGCATTTACCTCCTGGTCGGTCTCTTGATCTCATCGTTTTGATCACCTCCGGTAGTTTCTGACGCGTTCCGTCCTCCCGTTAGTTGAATAATCTATGATGCAGCGGCAGTTTTCGTGTCTCCGCCATAGATCCTCTCCGACCGTGTCGCGAGCGCTTTCGAAATCGTACGAGCCCGCGACCTCTTCGCACCATTCACATGCACCATACTCCGCGGTCCGTGTGATATGCACCGAATATCCGGCAGCCGATTGCACCGCCGCATTGTCGCGGATGGCGTCGTCCACCACAGACATCGAGAAGTTGGTCAGCTGGTCGTAAAAGGCCCGCTCGATGTTCACGAACTCCGGGTTGGCTAAAAGCTCGTTCACGATGCCATAGGCTCTGTTTCCGTTGAACTCCGGCGTCTGCACCCTCATGTAGATGCCGGCGGCGGCGTTCATGTTCGCTTGGACCTTGTCAGTCACGGCGATGACCATGTTGTGGTCCGCTCCGAGCGCTCCAGGGATGAGGTTCTCAACGTCCCAGTCGCTTATCCCGTTTATAGGTGCGTGCCGGCGGAGTGTCCTCCCTAAGAGGTCGCCCACCCGTGCCGCGTACTGACCAGCCACAACATAAGAGCCGCGCCCTGCCTCAATGACTCCGGCAAGGTGCGCGGCCCGTGCGTCCTTATGAACCAGCGAAATGAACTCGTCGGCGATGTCAGCGTATTTCAAAGGCATCAGTCAATTCCTGTAATGCGGTGCACTCTCTTTTCCGTCAGGAAGCCCGGAACAGCCTGCTCCAGTTTGATGAGGCCGTCTCCGATGCTCGACATCATGGCCGCGTCGGGCTCAAAGACAGGCTTCCACAAAAGTTCCGTCTTTGCCACCTCTTCACGGTTGAGCTCGAGGCCGTTCCTCATGCAGGCACCGATATAACCCACGTTTTTGAAGCCGACACCAAAGCACCTCTGTGCCTTGGAGGCTTCCAGTCGCAAGTTTTCGTGCGCTGCCTTAATGGCCTCGGCGCTCGAAGGATTATCCGTCACGAAACCCATATCGTCGAGCGTCAGCCCGGTCTCGCCGGCGAACATCGAAGCGAACGCCCGCAGCATCGTGACGTGCGGGTCCATGCTCTGCTGCTGAAACTGGCCAAGCACAGGCTTGTCTCCATCATCGTCCTTCGTGAAACTGATCATGGCGCTCATTGTCGCCTGCCACGAGTCCAGCCGTTCTGCGTCATTGGCGAGCCCTGTCGCGTATTTCTGCGGGAAGCTGTAGAACTCCGCCGAGATCTCCGCCCGCTTAACCGTCCGCATAGCGCTCCGGGTGATGTCCATGCACGCACGGCTGATCCGGGAGTGACCGAATGGCCTTCTCGCGTCTGGCCGGTAGATGATCGGCACCAGCGCGGCATACTTGGCGTTGGTCTTTTCACTCGCCACGGGTCTGTCCTTGCCGCTGACCACGTCATAGACGTCGGTCTGTCCGGGAACAAAATAGGCGTACCGCGTCACTGCGTCATTATCGTCGCGCTCGAGGACCGCATAACCTTCCGTCAGCAGTTCCGTCCGCTCATCAATGATGCCCGTGGCATTGGTTCCGTCAATGACCTGAAACCGCGGCATACCGTCCTCGCCCTTCGAGATGTAAACGAAGCAGCACGAGGTGATGAGGCTCGACAGGATCGCGTTATCAAAAATCAAATCGGGATTATTTGCCGCGAACATCTCCTCGAACATGAACGTGTCATTGTCGAACGTGTCTACCTGCAGACGGTCCGCCAGCCTGTCGACCGCCTTCGTGCACCAGCCGTTGACCGAACCGAACCACCGCAGGCCGTCCGGCGTGGAGATGCCAAAGTCCCGCGCCGTCTGTTTCTGCTCGTAAAACTTGTAGCGAACGAGCCCACGGGTGCGCTTCTTCTCCAGTTTTCTCTTGAGATATTCAATTCCCTTCATGCTTGACCTCTTATCTTGGCAAGGATGCTCTTTTCTGTCGGAGCGGCAGTTTCCTCTACCGGCTCGATGTCCGCCAGGATCTTTCCGATGGTCTGGATCGCCTGGATCTGAACTGCCGGCGAGGTCTCCTCCGCGTCTCGGATCTCCAAGAGCTTCCTGAGGTTGTCCTCGCGTATCTGTTTATAATCCATTTTTCCTCCATCCCCGGAGAGGGGGTTTCGTGTGTTTTTGTCCCAGTGCAGCCGGGGGTCTTGGGAACGGGGTGGGCCAGAGGGTCTCAGGCCCCCTTGTAGGTCGTCCAGTCCAAACTCAACGGAAGGTCTCGGTTCGAGATCTTCGCCGGTTTCACAGCAGTCAAAGGGACCTTCGCTGCTTTCCTCCTGTTGCACTGAAGGTGAGCTAATTGCAGATTATTGATGTCTGCAGGGTCTCCGCCTTTCGCGATCGGGACGATGTGGTCGAGTGTCGGGCTCCATGGATCCGGGAAGACCAGGTCAAAGTTCACCGGCCTCCCGCATATGGCACAGACCGACTGCGAGGCGTAGATGATTTTCTTTGCCCGCTGGTAGGCTGCCTTTGCCCATCCATCTTTGTCAGGTCTATTCCTCTTCATCTTCAAGCATCACCAGATACTGCTGCAGCGTCAGGAAGGGAACGTAAGAGCCTGTGGCTATCTTTGCGTTTTCCATGACCGCCCAGTAGAACTCTCCCTTGTCCCGGGTGCTGTACTTCACGATGTCTTCCGTCGTCATGCTGAACGTCTCTTTCACCGCGTCTACGTAGTCTTTGATGTAGACCGCGGTGTCCGGCAGCATCTCGCCCTTCATCGTGAACGCGATACCCATGTGATAGAAATATGCGTACAGCACAACAGAGACCGCTCGATAAAGCGAGTAATCAATGTCATGCCGCTTCTCATAATCTTCAAGGAACGCGTAGCCGGTCGCCTCGAGGTATTCGCTCATGTGCGTCTCGACGAAGAGCCGGTCCTCTCTCCGAGATACGGACTCAGGATGCGCGGTCCACTTGTAGGACGTTATCGGCAAATAGTAAGGCTTGATACCGTCGGCCCTGAGTGCACAGTCGACTCTGGTGCTCAGGTAGATGTCCTCGTGGCTCTTCAGGTCCTTCTTGTAGCCGAGCTCGTGCTTCTTCCACCACTCCGCACTGAAGAATTTTCCGTGAGTCCAGCCGAAATCCTTGCTGTGCTTTCTCAGCACCTTGTCCGTTCCAGGCTCCACTTCCACGAAGTCCGTGACGATGACATCGGGGTGTTCGCGTTTGATGACCTTCTCCACTTCCCGAAAGACTCCGGGATAAAACGCGTCATCGTGGTCCGCGAATGTATACCAGTCTCCGGATGCAGCGTCCACGCCGGCCTGCCGGGTGTTTCCGGGGCAGCAGTTATACTTCGTGCTCGTCCGCACGATGTTCAGCTTATCGCGGAAACTGTCAATGACATCGTCATAAGGCTCCGGCGAACAGTCATCTGCAATGACGACCTCGAGGTCCTGAAACTTCTGTTTGACGATACTCGCCAGAAGTCTTCCGATGTATGGCCCGCTGTTGTAGGCCGGGATAATAACGCTTAGCATGTCCGCCACCTGCCCATGGTCCTCCCTTTCAATGCAAAGACCGGAGCGAATACGCCCCGGCCTTCGAAGGAGAAGTCACTGATCCACCCCAGCTCTTCACGCCTACACCTTAACACGATGTCAATACATCATTCCACATCATCTTGAAGGCGTCCAGTGCATCGGCGTGGAGCTTCACGACGTGGTTGTAGGAGTAGTGCATCTCATATGCGATCTGACTGATGCTCTCGGACTCGATGTAGTGCTTGTAAAGCACGGTCATGTAGCGGGCATCATCTATGGCAGTTATCTGTCTGACTATCCTGTCCCGGGCATCGACAAGCTCAACGAGCAGCTCTTTCAGGCGCTGTTCTTTTTCCACGAGCTTTTCGACGTTGCTCTCGAAGGCAGCACCCCCGGCCGGCGACGTCTGGACCCTGTCCTTGGAGTAGTCAATGCCGCCGACGCCGATGGTGTCGAGCTCCTCGATCTCCCTGACCAATATGGCGATACGAGCCTTAAGTTTTCGGATTTGTGACAGATACTCTCTCGGAGTCATCGCATATCATCCTCCTGTATTTCCTCCCCAATCGCAAACGTCAGCACCACTTGAAACGATACGGTCGTCAGCTTTTGCAGTTTGACCGCCTCCAACTTCGCTCCCAGTTCGAGCAGAGTGCTGATGTCTTGCAGGTTATTAATCGTCATCGCTCTCCTCCTTGCACTCCACCGCAGCGTTTACCGCCCCGGATGTTCCATCGCTCCAATAAGGTGTGATGGTGATACCACCGTTCTGCGTACAAAGCATCTTCCGAAGCTCACACCATCCGCACGGTAATTGATACTTACAGGTGTTCGTATATGTCATGTTCATTCGCTCTCCTCCGTCCACATAGGGCAGTTAAGCCTCACCAGTTCTCCCGGCTTCGGCACAAACTTGCAGGTCTTATTCACGCCGCAATCATTGCAGGTTCTTGCCACTCTTTGAATGTTTCGATACGCCATGAGTGTGT